CAAAAGCCATTTTCCAAGTGAATGAACCTCTTTCACCTAGAAAATATTGAGAGATTAAATGATATGGTGTTGTTGTAACAAAATTATATTTTGCTATACCTGCTGCAACTATTTCATTTGCTAAATCGATACCGTTGGGGTCAAATCCCTTATATAGTGGTCTACGATTCATAGTCATAACGTTGTGTTCTGTGTGTGATGTATTAGTTTGCTCATGCACAATTCTTGAGAAATTACATCTCATTAATAGTGAACGTAGGTTAGAAATTTTCTCTCCCATATAAATTAAATTTATATGATCATCAACTTCGGATTTACCACCAAAATTGATTTCTTCTACTTCTTCAATAGTACCTTGTACGGTGAAGAATTGCAATTTCTCATCAATATCTTTTGGTTGCGCAAATTCTAGGTTTTCTGCTCCTCTAACTGATACTAAAACGTTAATATCAGCAGATAAAACAGGTGAACTTTGCGCATTTAATACTCTTACTGTAAAAATACCATTTACAGTATCACTAGTATCAGGTGTTAACGTTGCCACTTTGTACATTACTTCAGTGTAATCTTCAGGTGTGTGTAAATATGCGGCACGTTGAGTGTATGGAATTCTAATTGATACGTTAGTTGTCTCGGTAATATCAATTATGGAAGTGAAAACTTCGGTTGACGAATTATTCGTATTAGAAATATCACCAATTGGATCCCATGACACACGCAATCTTCCTCGATGAAAATTAGAACATATAACTTTCAAATCGAAGATTATATCACCTCTCCAATATTCGAACATATTGGCACACAGATACATAGGAGTACCATTAACTGCCGTTTCACCTGTTCCAGCAGTATAAGATGCCATGTAAGGAGAAACATAAGAGTTCCAAAGTAGTGTGCCAGGTCCCGATGTTGATGCCCATGTAAAAGTTGTCAAATAGCTGGGATGACCAACAAAATTTGATACGACTAGTGGTTCTGCATCATTAGTACCTAGACATGTGTTGTTTACAGTGAGTTCATTCTTAGAATCTATACACAATCTTTCAGTACAATCACTTATATCA